AACGTAGATCTGGCCCCTGTACATCGACCAGTAAGCCTCGCTTGCGTCAGTGCGATAGCCCTTGTCGTTTGTGGATGTCGCTGCCGGATAGGTCGTTGGGCCGCACGTGAACTGGTACGGAACTGGGCTCATTCCAGCAGTTCCATCCTGAAGGCCGCACTTGTACTGCCTCAGCAGCGAATTCATGCGGTCCCAGTCGATGTAGGTGTACTCGACCACCTGACACGAATTGGGCTCGTAGGTGCTTGGGGAAACGCCAACTCCGCTGGTGTAGACGCGCTCGATGGAACCATCCACGCCATCAAACACGCTGGCACCACAGTGGAATGTCGTAGCGGTGGCGCAGACGTACTCAGCGTGATCCGTTCTGAGGCAGGGGATCTTTGTCTGAAGATCGATCAAGGCGTCCTTGACCGAAAGCTTGTGTGGGAGAACGAGATTCTCGGCTTCGCCCTCAGGGAAGACCGCCGCCGCGATGTTGTTGTAGTAGGTGGCGAAAGTCATCTCACTCCTTGGGCAATGCGTACCAGCCAGACGGGATCACTACCTTGTTCTGAGACCTGACAGAGTTGCCATTCTGATCGACAACCCAGACACGAGCTTTGACGTCCTCAGCGAGTCTAACAGGCTCACCGCTTGGCACCAGAATCACGCGTGTCGCGCACCCGCTGCTCGTGAGCATCAATGCGATCCAGAAGGCGCTTTTTAAGCTCTGGCTGAGGTTTCGCATCTTGTGAGGTCTTGTCCTCCCTCGCCAGCCCTGTGAGCCAGCGAAGGAGGGCCATGACGATTTGCTCGATCCAGTTCAAGACTGGGTGGTCGAAGCAGCCTTCTTGCTCTTCAAGGACCAGATGACGGTCACGAGCGCAAGAATGCCACCAATGATGGCCTCCACGTTGGAGTTCTCAATGGCGATACCGCGAGCAGCCAAAGCACCAGCGGAAGCTTGGAGCAGCGCGCGAACGATTACGGAGATGGTTTCTTTGTTCATAGTTAGGGTTTCTCGTCCCAATGACGAATGTGCTTGATGAGGATGATCATCGGCACCATCACGCCAAGGCAAAGTCCTGTGAACTTGAGGTACGGGTTGGCCCAGTCCATGAAGCTGAGCATGATTCCACCGCCAGAAGTTCCAGCGGCCAGAACGGCGTCCTTAACGTCGTTGGTGTTCATTGGTGAGTCACTTCTTTAGTCTACCGACCTGAGGTCGAGAAGGTTCAGACGGGGAAGCTGGAACTGGAGGCTTAACGCTTTCCACTGCAGCAGGAGCGGCGGGGGGCTGCAACATTGACTGCATCGGGTCCTGAGGAAGGGCCAGAGCCGACTCCACCCCTTGCCTCGAACGCTGCCGCTGCGGCAATGGCGAGGCGCTCTTTTTTTTTTGGAGTTCCTTGTACTTCTCCTCAGTCAACTCAGAGACGCCGCCTTTTCGGAGACGGATTCGCTCGAGAAGAGAGTCGATCACATTCTGACTGTCTGTCGCGATGATCCCATCATCGCCCCCAACGTGCTCGAACATGATCCGCTCTCCGGACTGCGTGAATGCCGGATTGGAGATCATTGCCTTGTGGAAGTAACGCATCGCTGAGGAGTTTTTTCGGGAGGGGAAACTGCGGCAATCCAAAATCGTTCAACAAAGTGGGCTGGCCAGATTCCTCCAGCCAGCCCACAAGTGCATCACAGACTACGCTCTTAGACGTAGGTGTCAGACGAGGTCCACTCGCCAGTGGTGACCGGCACAGCGGCATCGAAGTTCTCGAGGACGAACGAGGTCGTCTCGGTCTCAACGATGGCCGTATAGGTCACGCTGTTGAGCTTCGTGCTGCGGGTCGGAACCTTCATCACGCAGCGATAGGTGTCGTCCACAGCGGCCAGCGCCTTGAGGTCGCCAGTCTTGTTGACCACCGAGTTCGCGTCGATGATGCCCTGATAGATGCTGGTCCAGTCCAGCGCCCACAGCGACCGGCCGACGTTGGTCGTGCCAGAAGCAGCCTTCTGAGCGGCGACGTAGTCGTCGAAGAACCGATGCGTGACGATGCGGAGCTCGACCTGCGGGTAGTCCAGCTCGAACCGGTAGAACCGGAATCCGAACGGAGCCTGCTCGCCGCCCTGATTGAGCTGGTAGGTGAGGCGGAAGACGTCCGCACCGTACTTGCCCTTGTAGTAGTTCACCATACCGCTGACGATCTGGTTGGCGAAGTAGCTGTCGGTGAACAGCTCGATGATGTCGCTCTTCACGCCAGTGGCCTCGCGCTCGCGCTGGAGGTTGTAGAGGGTGTTGAAGAGGATCTGGAGGTTGAGCTTCTCGCCCTGCAGGTCGGCAACGCGACCGCACTCCGCGAGCTGCTCGTACACGCCAGTGGCATTCGCCCGACGACCGATGCAACGATTATCAACAGGGATGTTGAGGTCACTCGTGGCAGCAGTGTTGATCGCAGGCAGCGAGTTGTAGGCCGCGAGCGTCTGGTTGGTGCTGTACGGCTTGTTGAAGAAGAAGTTGTTAGCGTGACGCCGCTGGAAGTCCTCGATGATCTGGCGGTTGATCTCAACCTGCTCGACATCGCCGAACTGCTTGAAGTACGGGTTGCTGTCACGAAGGGCAGCGAGGTACTTCTGGGTCAACTCGTCTTCACAAATCGAGTACCGAGTGGTCTCAATCCAGAAAGGAACGAGCTGATTGGTGTTGAGCGCAGGAATCTCGGAGCAGAACGACTCGTAGTCCGAGACGTTCGGAGTTCCGCGAACAGCAAGACCGAGAACCGCACCAGCCGCGAGGTTGGCAGGAATCTTGGCCTTGTCTTGGATAGAGAGATTTGAGCTGGAGCGGAAGAACGAAGCCTCGTTGCGGGACGTACAGGTCACCTGAACGTAGCTGCCGTTACCATCAGAACCAGTGGCGGCATCAGAGCCAGTCACGAACGCCAGCTTGTAGGCGGTGTCGGTGGAAGCGCCGTTATCGGCAGAGAGTCCGCCAGAGACGAACACGCGCATTCCGGACGGGAACCAGCGTGCGTCCACAGGAATGTTGCCCTGCGAGTAGAACCGAAGGGCGAAGTTCGTACCATCAGCCTGGTTAGGAGTAGCGCCAGTTGCAGCCACCACGCGAACCGTCCAGTACTCAGTGTTGGTGGGACGTTTGCGGCCCATCTTGATGAACGGCTGGATTTCCCAGACGCCACCAGCAACCTGAGAGACGCTCAGACGCTTGCCACCGAGAACGCGCTTGTTGGCCTGAAGCAGGTCATACATGCCGTTCTGGCGAACACCGACAGCCTTGCCGACGAAGTCAGCAGAGACGAGGTTGCCAAGGATCTTGTAGGTCGACTCAGAGTTACCATAGATGGTATTCAGGTCGTTCGATTGAAGCGGAATAGCGTTGCACGCCGTAATAGCGCCGCACGTTTCCACGTTGGTTCCGGCTGCGGGAAGGCAGCGCGAAAAGATGTTTGCAGAGGGTCCAGCCATATTTTTGTTTTACCTTTCGACCTCTTTTTACAGAGCGGTAAACAGCATGTATATGGATGCGGCCTCTTTGTGATCTCTATGTCCAAGTGCGAAAAAGCCAGCAGATGTTAAACACCCGCTGGCTTCGCAATACGCAGTGGTGAATCTGCTGTTTTACAGTCCTATATCTTTCCAGAATCCTGCAGGAATCCCGTTAATAGACTGTTCGGATTCCTGTTTTACAGGTGTAGCGGATTGGGTGGATCGAACCGAAGGAGCGGTGGGTTGAGCCGCAGGTTTCGGAGCTGGCTTCGGAGAGGAATTACCATCGGACTTAACGTATCCCCTCTGTTTTGCGTAGGTTTCCAGGCGATTTTCGAGGCTTTCCTTGATCTTTCCGGCCTCGTACTGGGCCGCTTTTATGATCAGCTGAGGGACAAGCGACTCGTCCTGAACTGTGTAATACTTGGCCCTCTGGGAAGCGGGCATATTGCGGTAATCCTTCAGGCTGGAGAACCGACGACCATCTTCAGTGACGGGACGCTCATCGCGAGGAACAGATGAAAGCACGCTATCAACATGCATAGCTGCCGAAGCCAGAGCCCTGACCTCTTGAGAATCCGAAGAGTAGGACTCTTGGTTGTTAAGCACCCGAACCGCCAGATCCAGAGCTGGCGCGCTCCAACGCTCCACAGCCATCACCGCCTCAGTGGCGATTGGATCAGCCTTCACCGCTTCAACAGCCTTCGCTGGATCGGTATTGGCGACCTCAACGAGATCTGGCCGTACCGCTTCAAGAAGGCTCATTGAGGCCATCCGATCCACCTGCTGGCGGATTGGTGCCAGCTGAGCCTCTCGTCGGCTCCTGCGCACTTCCTCGATGTCCTGACCGTACTTCTTGGAGAACCGCTCCTCAGCCTCGCGAATGGCGGCTTCCTTGATCAGGCTACGATCCGCCTCCTTGATGTGATCCTCGTCCACCTCGACAGAGTTTGTGTCAACGAAGTCAGCGTGCTCCTCATCGGACCAATCGAACTCCTGGCCAGGGTTCTTCCGACGCCAGTTGCGTTCGTACTCAACCTCCTTCTGAGTCGAGTCGAGGAACTCCTTCACAAGGTCTCGACCCTTGTAGTCCTTGGCGTGCAGTCGCTGCACCTCGCGAAGGCGCTCCACGTCATCCTTGAGAGACTCAGGAACATCGAGCTCCTCCTTCTCTGGCTCAGCCTTCTGCAGCGATCGGAGGCGTTCCTCGCGGGCTTCCTCAAGGCGGCGCATCGTCTCTGCGGCGGCTTCGGCTGCGGCCTTGCTGGCCATCTCGGCGACCTTCTCTGCGTTCATTGAGCGACGCTTCGACTTGGGCGTCTCCTCAACCACAGGGGCTTCTTCGGCCTCTTCCTTCTCAGGCTCCTCGATGTTCGCCTTGAGCTTCGGAGGAGACTTCCTCTTCGGCTTCTCTTCTTTGACAGGCTCTTCCTTGGCGGCCTCAGCCTTGGGTTCCTCTTTCTTCTCAGCAGCGGTTTCCTTCGATTCCGCTAGGAGCTGATCCAGCACGATCATGCTGGCCTCGCGAGCAGTGGCCTCCATTTCGGCGTCAGTGCTCTGCTTTTGTTCGTCCGCAATGTCTGGTGACTGCGGTGCCTGTTCGGCCTGCTGGTCGATGTCTTTTATCATTTGTCTGTGATTTGCACTTCTGCGTTTTTGAACTGCCAGTCCGAAGACGTGATCTCCGACAGCACGTTCAAGAATGTCTGGTACTTAGACGCGCGAGAGACCGCCTTCTCTGAGGCAGCATCGAGTCCAGCCTGAGCGCGTAGAGCGTCAGGGTTACGTGTGATGACGTTTGCGAATTCCCCCTGAAGGATGGCGACCTCAGCCAATAGGCATTGTCGCACCAACAGGCATTCCGGCGACAGGAGCCATTTCTGCAGCTGGAGCTGCTGGTCCTGCGGGAGCGGTCTGGACTGGACTTCCAACATACGGTTCTTGCTGCGCTGCCTGTATCAGCTGGAACAGCTTGACCATCGCCTGACTCTGCTCGTCTTGGCGAGCGGACAACTGCGCTATGGCCTGAGCCGTTTGCGCTGTGGTTGCCTGCATCGGCTCGACGATGTTCTGTCGGAGTCCTTGGGCCAGCTCTGTGAGCTTGCCATCGACGATCTGGGAAGCCATCTGGGCCAGCTGCTGCTGGACTCCTTGAAGCATGGCTGCCTGCTGTTGCTGAGCCTCTTCGGGAGACGGAGGCTGTTGCTGCTCTTGCTGCGCCTGAACGCGTAGGCGGAAATCTTTCGGTGCGCCGCTGTAGACAAGGATCTGATTGAACAGGCTGATCAGCTGATCGAGGCCTGCGGCCTGAGCGAGCACTGGGTTCGAGAAGATCGACTGGAAGGTCTGGATCATCGTGGCAGCCAGCTTGGTGTCCACGATGCGATCAGCACCTTCGCGATCTGAAGAGAATGCATCGATGTCCAGCATCGACTTGCTGCCCTTGACGCCAACCTTGGCATCGGTGCCTGTCATCTCCTCAACCTTGAAGCCCATCTTGTTGAGAGCCTCCTTCTTCACCTCGTCCATATCTGCCACCTCAGCGATGATCTCGTCATCGGAGTATGACATCATAGCATCATAGAGCAGCTTCTTGCGTGCCCTCACAGCGGAGTCGATGAAGGAGCCTGTTAGCTGGAGCCGGTTGCTGGTGTTTGCGGCGATGATTTGTACTTCTTGAGCAGTCTGTTCGTGAGTCGCCGGAACACCAATCTCCTGAGCGGAGTAGCCCAGTACTCGCTCCATCATCGACAGAAGCTGATTCACCGCTCCAGCAATCTCCATCGAGTTGCCCTGAGGAAGCTGCACTGGAGTGAACGCATCGCGCTCAGACTGCTGCTGCCAGCTCAGCTCCTTCTTGGAGTAGGGGATGAAAGTGACGCCTCGATATTTCTTCTCACCAAGGTTGTTGATGATCTCGACGTACTTCTGGTCCACCACGTCAGCGTTCCAGAAGACGATTCGCTCGAGGTTCTGCTTAACAGTCAGGATGTACTGGCTGAGCAGGTTGGACATGTGGTCTTGGAACGGCAGCAGCTCCAGAGACAGTGACGTAGGACGGGCAGTTCCAAGGTCTGCATCGTACATGTAGGCCACAAGCGGATTGTAGCCCAGTACGGCAGCGTGGCTGACAGTATGGCTGCCCGTATGGACGAAGCGCATCCAGACCGGCTCATCGTAGTCGAAGAGGTTCCACTCCGAAGGGATCAGCTTCTGGAAGTACGACACAACCGTCACACCCTCATCGAGATGGTGCATGTTGTACCGATAAGCCTCGTTGGTCCGCTCCGTATCGCCAACGCCAGTGCCGGATCCGGAATGGCTGTTGACTGTAGGGAACCGAAGCATGCAGGGGTTCAGCTCTCGGTAGTAGTTGTACTTCGAGAGGACCCATGAGCCGTACTTGAACTGGATGTTCTCAGTGTTCCAGAAGTCCTTGTTGTTCTTGACGTCCTTGTAGCGGAGAACGTTCCAGAACCCAGCGTACTCAATTCCGGTATCGGTATTGGCTGTCGTGAGCCGGTAATTGAGATCGTAGAAGGTGCGGGAAGGATGAGGGATCTCGAAGCGGACGCCCTCCTTCACAACCTTCTTCTTCTCTTTGCCGTCCTTCAGGAAGATCTGCTTCTCGCGGTAGAAGTCTTCCGATGGGAAGTTGATGCAGGTTCCGTACTTGAGCATCTGGAGAATGGATTGTCGCTCGTCCTCGCGATAACCCATATCCTGAACCATTCGCTGAATGCGGCTGGTAATGATCTCGCAGCGGATCCGATTGTCCAACGTCTGCGAAACAGGCTCATACTTGTAGAGCGGATAGATGTCACGATCGTTGAACAGCTTGGCCCAACGCATCTTCGTGTACGACTGAACCAGCGGAACAAAGACGTTGAAGAAGGTTGGCATGTCCAACTTCATCAACTTCTTGCCGGTCTTGTCGCAGATGGCCTGACCGTTCTTGTCGCACAAAGGCGACATCATGTTGTTCAGTCGGGACGTCAAACCCCAGCTGGTCATCGCCTCCATCACCTTCTCGCCGCTGACACCATTGGCGAGCAATCCCTCGACGAGGGT